GGGTATGTTTATGGTAGTTAAGTATGGAAAAGGTGGTTTTGATTTTGGATTTATCGTTTCTGCCGTTATACGTATTATAAATATGGGACCGCGGTACGATATTAATGAACTCAGTGACCAAAATGATGTAGAAATGGAGAAGGATTTAATTGAAGTTATAGAAAAAATGGAAAATAAAACATTAAGAACGGAAATTGAAGATGCTCGTCTGAAAAAATTCAAGAGAAAATATGCCCAGTTTCAAAATATGAAAAAGGAATTAGTTAACGAAAAACCATCGGTTGTGATATTAAGTTTGCGTACACATCCTATTAATATAAATAAGCCTGATAACGAAGGTATTTTTACTAATAATATATCACCAAGAGAGTTTGAAGATTATTCGCTTATAAGAGAAAGTGAAATATCTTACATAAAAAATAATACTAATTACCTTGTTGAAAAAGAAATACAAAATTATCAAGATGCGTATGGTAAACCTAAAAATGTTCCAATAGTAACATAGATGATCACTATAGATGAAATTTCTAAGATAGCTGATAAACGTAAACGACTAAAAAAGGAGACGTATATAAAATTATATGAACAGATATCTAAAAAAATACGCCAATCCGTTGAACTTGGTAATAAATATGTATTTGTCCAAATACCATCTTTTGTTATGGGGTATCCACATTTTGACAGGAGAAAAGCTACCGATTATTTAATAAGACAATTTCAAATTAGTGGATTCATGGTTCAAAGTGTAGGCGAATTTGAAATATGTATATCCTGGCGTGCTAAAAAGGTTGAAAAACATATAGAGGAAAAACCAGAAGAAGATTTTGAAGATTTTCCTACACTCGTGAACTTGAAAAAGACTGCAAATAAATACAGGGGGGCGCGATAATAACGTCTCATAAAAAAACCCACTTTATCATAAATGGATAACCTTAACATATTAGTTGAAGCTAAAAGAGAATACCTCGGTCAACTTTGTTTACTGATGTGTCCAGTTATGATTGAGACTTTTGATGAAATGTATGAAGAAGCATATAAACTTTCCAAAGGAAGAAAAGTACTTATTATGTACCAAAAACTTTTAAAGGAAGTTCCCAATTGGAGTGATGCAATGTCTAAACAACACTCTGATAATATAGCGAATAGGTGTGCATGGTTTAATGATTTATTAGCAGCCGTTTTCGTGAGTTGTGTTAAAATATTATCGGCTGTTCGTTTGAGCAAAGATAATAAAAAGATTTCTCTTAAACTTCCAACTAATGAAGTTTTTATACAAATGTGTCATAACAAGGTCGCGGAATCTTTGTATAATGATCCTTATATATACCATGAAGCACAAAATGAATATTCTCGAAACGATAAATTATTCGAAAGATTTTCTATATGCGTTGAGAGTGCAGTAAAAGAACTCATACCTGTTCAACAAATATTACAAACCTATATGTCACAATCACAAGAAGGTCAAGATCTTGACTTGAGAGATGCGGAGATAGTTGATTCCGAAGATCCAGAGCTTGTAGAAGATGGTGGTGAAGAAATTACACAAGATCCATTTAACTCAGAATTAAATGAAGAACCTCCTATGGGTGGCGAAGAACCTCCTATGGGTGGTGAAGAACCTCCTATGGGGGGAGAATCTCCGATGGGGGGTGAAGAACCCTCGATGGGAGAAGAACCATCTACGACAGAAGAACCAACAAGTTCTTTTATGAATAATGAATTTAAAACTATAAATACAGCTCATCAGGCGCAACCGAGTATGGGTAATGAACATGGTGAAACCGATGATGTATTTTTCCCAGATGCTGCTGAATCTCGGCAAAAAAACATCATGTATAAATAAATGGAGTTTGAAGATTATTTGAGAGATCCGGCTTGGGCAGGGTTAATAGCTGGATTTATAACTGCAGGCTATATACACTTTAAAGCTAAACTTAATAATGAAGGTAAACTTGAGTTGAGCTCATACACAAAACCAGCTGCACTTGTTGCAATTTTAGTATTTTTTATCGTTTCTAATGGTTTAGGTAAGAAAGAAACTATAAGCTCGGAACCATTTTAATTTATAAACTTAAAGATATTATTAGTATTATATTATATATAACAATGGCGTCAGTTTCTGCATTTAATGAAATGATGGGACAATTTCTTACTGAATTACACAGGACATTTCCAGAAGAAAAGGGTTTGAAAAAGTGTTTATCCGCATTTGATTTAATGAAAGAAACCAACCCGAGATTAGTAGTAGACGGTTTCATGAATGGTGTAACACCATACGCGGAAAAAATTTCAATGAAAGATGACTCATTTTTCATTGAAGAATCTAAGAATTTGGATTTCATGAAAGGTGTTAATTTAGAAAAACATTGGAGTTCGTGTTCAGAGAATACAAAAAACGCTATCTGGCAGTACATACAAACACTTTACATGTTAGGTACGACAATCAAATCGATTCCAGAAGACACGTTATCAATGATTGAAAACGTAGCAAAAGAGTGTGCCGATAAAATGGGTTCAGACGGTGAAAGTGGTTTAGATGAAGCCGCTCTTATGAAAACCATGCAGGGCATGTTAGGTGGCATGTTAGGTGGTAAAAAATAAACTCACTATATATAAATGACTTCTTGGTTTGAAGATCCAAAACAACTCATTCGAACAGACAAAGTATTAGAATTCTGGCCTTCGCAAACACTTACTCCAGAAGAACGTGTTAATGCCACTGCGAGATTTATTATTTATGCAACGTGTATTATATATCTTATAAATCGTGATATACGTATATTTGTATTAGGAGGGACAGCGTTAGGTGTTTTATATATAATGGAAAAATCTGATATGATAAAATTAGGGTTAGCTAAGACAGCACACGAACGACCACCACGACCATGTACTAAACCTACTCAGGATAACCCAATGGGTAATGTTTTGATGACAGATTTTGTTGATAGACCAGATAGACCAAGTGCTTGTTATTACCCAACAGTTAAAAAAACATGTGATCAGTATGTTACAAAAGGTATAGAATATGGACCAGCTAGATCTAGGTCATCTTTACCAGAATATCAAAGAAATGCGTGTTCTAGACAATTTGTAAGTACAGCCAATTCTTCTTTAGGAAATGACCCGTATTATCAATTTATACACGGTGAACAGGGACAAAAAACATGTAGACAAGATCCACGTTTATGTGATCCAGACGCGAGAGGGGTTCAACTTGAGGCGTTCGCCGGATTGAATCCAAATGGGGATAGGAGATAATTTCATATTTTAATTATAATTAGTCGATACTCGATTTGCGTAAACAAAATGTTTTGTAATAGTAAATGGCGTACCAACTCCAACCAGGAATTAAATTAGTCACTGATAATGCTGTCCCAACAGTGTGTGCAAATGAAGAAGTATTTGTTTATCCTCAGCCCAGTACATTAAACTATGTTTCTTCGAGACCAAATACCATGTTATATGGTACCGCGCCATACATGGCAGGTAAAGGTTCACCAGCTCAATATATAGAAACAAGTGATGCTCTTCGTCCACAATCTACATCCCGATTTAATAAAGTTTTAGCGAGAACATACGAACAAAATTTACATCCAATTCAAGATGTATCGTGTAAAGTTCCACTTAGAACTCGAAGTTATGAACCATCCAGTACACGAGCCGAACTTCAAAATGGTTTGTTTCAGCAAAGATACCTTAATAAAAATGTCAGTAAGAAATAAGAATGGCTGATCCAATATCTATAATGGCTATAGCAGGACTTGTCTACGCTGGTCGTAAATTAAGTAAACCAACTGAAACGTATACGTCTGAAGGCGCTCCTATAGAACAGGAAAATGAACAGGAAAATATAGAATTTAATGATAGAAATATTAATATAAACGATACATATTTAGGTGAAGCATCACCATTGGTCGAACAAACAATTTTTCATAAACAAGAAATGGGTAATTTTGGTGATATTGCGGCGTCACAGAGATCTTCTGGAGGTGAAGTTTTGGAAATGAGAGATAGGTTTATGTACGATGGTGGTAGAATGAATAATCTTTCACCAATAGAACGCCAAAACGTTGGTCCAGGTTTGGGCGTTGATCCAAATGTTCCATCAGTTGGTGGTTATCAACAACTTTTCCGTGTGAATCCTACTAATGTAGGTGCTTATAAATTGACTACTTTACCAGGAAGAAGTGGTCCTGCATATGATAGTGGAGGTGGTCGTAGAGGAGTTGTGGGTGAACTTGGTAATAATAGACCGGAAAAAACTTCGTTTTTGCCACACCGTCTTCCAAACGTTGGTGGACGTTCGCAAGGGTTTTCAGGTTTAACACCAAGAGGCGAACACGAAAAAACTAAAAGAACAACAAATCGTTCTGAAACTGGACTTAGAACTGATACTCTTTCTACAGCCGCACCAAAGAGAGTAGTTTCAGCGTTAACACGTGCAGCAGAACCAACACGTAACAAGAAGGATGGTAATATAGAAGCGTATCAGTATGCAAATATGCCAGCACCAAATATCAATAAATATTCACACGGGTACTTGAATTCTCCATCGACAAAGATTGGTGAAAGTAGAGTTTATGGTGATTCTTATACAGCCGAGGAACTATTTAAATACGGATTGAGACCATCAGATAGAAGAGGTAAAGCTGGTCGACCTGCGGGTGCTGGTCGAATGAATGTTCGTGCTGACCCATTAAACCAGGGTGGTATGTTAACAGGTGTTCGTTCGGATACATCCCGTATTGATGGTCGGGTAAATTCTGCAGACGGTGCTTGGACACAAAATTACAGACATAACGATTATCACCAATTCAATGCATACAAAGGTAACGAAAATCCAAATTCTTCTCAAAGTGGTTTAGATATAGCTAAAAATCAATTGTCTAAAAACCCATTGGCACATAGTTTTTCTTAAAAATATAATAAAATAAGTAATTCACTCATTAAAATAATGCTCCTATATTTTAATGAGGGTACATACCTTAGACATAGATAGTGGAGAAAGAGATCCCGTTTCTTATTCGAATCCTGCAGACTATGTTGTTAAATTAAAAACACCTGTTTATGAAGTCACAAAAATTTCATTAATATCAGCACGTATTCATAACAGTCAGTTTCTCATACATTCTCGAAATAATCAAATGCAAGTGTTAACAAATGGTGGGAGTACCCAGACTGTAACTATACCCATTGGAAATTATAGCGGTCAAGAACTTGCTGACGCTGTAAATACTGCATGTACTGTTATAACCGGTGCTACTTTTGATAAAGATACGAATGCAATAACTTTTACAGGCTCAAGTGATTTTACGTTCAAATTCTATTCAGGTACGAATGGGTACAATACAAACGCTATAGGGTATACTACACCACACGATATACTTGGTTTACCAGCATCTGATATTTCATCTAGTGGTTCGTCATTGACGACTGGTAGTATTAATTTACAGGGTGCGGATGCCATTATAGTAAAACTGAGTAGCGGGTCTGATGAATTTAATAAGACTATATTTTCGGATACACCTTTCTATACTGGACGAATACTCATGTGTGGAGACGTAATTAACTATTCTGGTGTAGATGATGCCGTCGAACATAATTTTGATAGTGGTGCACAAAAAACAATATCAAGTTTACGTGTTCAATTTTATTATAGTAGTAATAATCGTCTCATACCGTACGATTTTAGAAATGCGAATCATATATTAAAACTTGCTGTAACATGTTCTACAGATAAAATGGAAAATATACCTAGATCTAAACGAGGGGAAAGTTTACCTACACCTATGGAAATCCCCTATGAGTTTAGAGAGGATGTACATAAATGGGATGGTTTTATACCTATATTTATGGTAGTTGCAGTAGGTTTATTTTTACTTTTAATTATAAAGAAACCTAAGCGACCTGAACTTACTTAGTAACAGCGAACACTGGTTGCGCTGGCTTGTTAACCTTGGAAGACAATCTGGAAGTGATCATAAACACAAAGATGGACAAGAGAGTGGTAAACAAAGCGGTAAGTGTGTAGTTCATACCACCGTTCTTGTTAACCTTGATCACTTGGTTAACCAACCATCTGACCAAGTCAACCCACGAAAGGGCGGCGGCGAAGGAAAACCCAGCGACGATAGCGTTGAGAGATTGCGACTCGAGTTCCGAGGCGACGAGCGTGATAGTTTCTTTGGCAGCAGACATTTTTTTATACTATAAATGTAGATTTTATTCTGGGAGAAAGTTTTCCTCGAATAAAATTTTCTTATACTTTTTCGTATTTTTTAAGTACCCTTTCATATTTTTAGGGGGTTTTTCCTTAGAAGAAGAATACCCTGAGGATTCAGATTCGGTTTCAGATTCGGTTTCAGTTTCAGTTTCAGTTTCAGAGTCTGAGCTTTTACCCGAACTATCATCATCACAGTTCGATATTTTAAAATACCCAATATTCTTGTCAAATCCTTCTAAATCAGAAGTCTCCATTACTATCTATAGCATTTTTTAACATCTGTTCTGTTGGATTTTTCGGCACCCACGTATCCCAATTATCGTATGCCATGTTCATTTTAACGAATTTGTATTCTCGTCCAGAATACCTTTCGAATTCAATATCGTCTTCGTTTACTATATTCAATTCATCTTCTTCACTATCTGATTCATCGTAAATTTCTGGAAAATATGAACCCGTTTTCTTACCAACTTCGTTCATTGCACAATACTTCATAGCGTATTCCATATCTTTAGAAAGTATAGTATCGCGACCACACGCTTTTGCATATTCTGCTGCAAAAACAACGGCCTGTTCCATTACGGGTTGTATAACATCTAGAGCCGTTTGTTGAAACTGTTCAGTGAGTTGTGTTGTAGCGTCTTTTTCTTGTTGATTCATTGTATTAAAATAATGTTTTAGCAATACCGTTCTCCACTCGGAGTATATTATAACTATGCGCCAAAACTCTAAGTTCTCTTTGTGCTGTATGATCAGGTATTACTTTAAGTTTTAATATTTGATCTTTAATCATACTAAAATTTTTCTGACCTGTTGGGTACCAACGTTCAGGTTCGAGTGCAAAACTGTATGAATAATACCTTCTAAAAAGTTGTGTTCGTGAATGATGTATACCACTTTGTATAGCGCGTAAATTTATAACATCACCTGTTTTTTCGTTTAAAATTGTATTATCATCGAGTATTAGTTCTAAACTTTTTAAATGTTCATAATTAATATATTCTCCGTCATACAATTGAAACTGAGAATCGTAATCAAAATTGGTAACAAAGTGACCATCAATAACCTTTCTAATTCTTTGAATTATAA